ACAATATTTGTAGATAATATTAAACAACAATCTTCACAAGGTAGTGGTACAATTACTATTGGTGCATCTGGTGAGACAGTATCTTTTGCATCAGGTGTTACAGGAACAAACTATCCAGCTTTTGAAGCATCTATTTCAGCGAATCAAGATATTTCAAACGCAGCTTTTTCAAAAGTTCAAGCAAACACAGAAGTTTACGACACAAATAGTATGTATGATAATTCAACAAATTACAGATTTACACCGACAGTTGCAGGTAAATATTATGTATATGTAAATATAAGAGTTACAAGTTCAGCAGTTCCAGATTTATTAGATAGTTTCGCTCTTATATATAAAAATGGTAGTAACTATAAATCTGCTCAACATGATCCTAAAAATTTACAAAGTGCGGCACAAAACATATTTACAAGTGCTGTAGTTGATATGAATGGTAGTTCTGATTTTGTTGAAGCATATGCTTATATTCAAGTTACTAGTGGAACTCCAAGACTTGCTCCAGGGACAAAATCAACATCTTTTGGTGCATATAGGATAGGAACATAATGGCAGGAATAATTAAAGTAAATCAGTATCAAGACTTCAATGGTAACACACTATTTACCAGTGATGGTAGTGGTAATCTTACTACGCAGGAGATTAACTATCCAGCTTTTGCTGCATATTTAAATTCAAACACTGCTATTGCTCAATCTACATGGGTTAAATTAGTCTGTGATGTTGAAGATTATGATACAAATAATTCATATGATACCAGTAATGGAAGATTTACTGTTGCTTCAGGTAAACAAGGAAAATATTTATTTACACAAACTGTAACCATGCAGGCAGCTTTTGCATATGCACAATTAAGTTTATATATAAATGGTAATTCAAGATTTAGAGGTGGTTCTGTAGGAAATACAGCGGCATCGACAGTAACTGGTCAATATTCAATAAATTTATCTGCTGGTGATTATGTAGAATTTTATGTTAATCAAAATCAAGGCAGTCAAAATTTATCTGGTTTTTCTGACCATAGTGATAGAAGAGATTGTTTTGTTTCAGGAGTAAAAATAGGAAGTTAATTATGGCATTAAGTAAAATAGATACAACAAACATGATCGAGGATGTACCTCAATCAAAACTTGATAACAATATCAACTTTAGAAATAGCATCATCAATGGTGACATGAGCGTAAGTCAAAGATCAACATCTGTTTCTGGGATAACTAGCGGTAATGGTGCTTATAATACTATTGATAGATATTCTATTTACATGGCAACTGCTGGAACTTTTACACAATCACAATCAACTGATGTACCTAGTGGTCAAGGATTTAGTTCATCTTTAAAAATGGATTGTACAACTGCAAATTCAAGTTTAAGTGCTGGTAGTTATTTACACACACAACACGCAATAGAAGCACAAAATTTACAGTATTTAAAATTTGGTACATCATCTGCTGAAAGTTTAACTTTATCATTTTGGGTTAAATCAAGCAAAACAGGTACTTATATTGTAGAATTTCATCATAATGATGCGGATAAAACTATATCAAAATCTTATACAATAGACACAGCATCAACTTGGGAAAAGAAAATTATAACTATTGATGGAAACACAGCAGATATAATTAACAACGATAATGGTATAGGTATTTCAATATGGCATTGGTTAGTTGCTGGAACAAACTTCACATCTGGTACTTTACACTCTACTTGGACAACTAGAGTTTCAGCTAATGATGCAGTAGGTCAAGTCAACCTTGCAGATAGCACATCAAACGAATGGTATGTGACTGGAGTCCAGTTAGAGGTTGGTGAAACGGCTTCTGATTTTGAGTTCTTGCCTGTTGATGTGAATTTACAAAGATGCAAAAGATACCTTTTTATTACTGATGACAAATATTATTTGAATGGACAAGGTGGTACTAATACAAGTATTGCAAATTTAGTTCATGTTCATCAACCAGAATTAAGAGCAGCACCAACAGTTACAAGAAGCACATTAACAAATGGTAGTTTTACTTCACAGTCCACTAATAATAAAATAATGTATAGAAGTTATGTATCTAATAGTTCAGCTAGTAACTCATGGTATGCGGCTGGGTTTGAATGGGATGCGGAGTTATAATTATGATTAGTTCAGTTAAAAAAATGTATATGAAAAATGATGATAATTCTCTTACAGGAGAACATTATTTTGAAATAATTAAAAATGGAATAGTAATGGATGTTCCAAATAGTGAAGAAAATAGACACTATCAAGAAATTCAACAATGGATTTCTGAAGGAAACACTGTTATAGATAACAACGAATAAGGAGGACAAACTATGGCATCACTATCAAGCAAGGTCAAAACATATTTGGCTAATAATGGAGTTAATGAAGTTGACTTCACGGTAGACGTTTTGCTTCAGGATGATTCGAATGGAAAGGGCCCATACATCAAAAGTTGGAATGTATCAGGTGTAGCTCAACCAACATCGGAACAACTGGACGCTGTAGATTCTGCTGCTGATCTCGAAGAGAGACAAAATGCAGTAAGAGCTACAAGACGAAACGCCTATGGGGATATCGGTAGCCAGCTCGACATGCAATACCACGAT